TATACGATAGTATAACAGAATGTCTTTATCTGCACCGTCATTTAATACACCCTGTACAACAAATGTTTGTCCTACAGTAGCATACTCTAATTTAAATTCGCCGCCTGATACCTTTCTACCAGTTTTGTCATAGCTACAATCAAAGTTAGTATCTGATAATGCCATAGCACTTACAGTACCTGCAGTTGAGCCATCTAAAACTGTTAACGCACCATCTTTTGAAAAGTTACGTCTTTGCCATTGATGTCTTTTTTCTAAAAATTTAAAAACAGGGTCATCAGTTGGTTTTTTTGCAACTTTAGATAGATATGCGAAGAAAGGAGAAGCAGCTGGGTTTAACTCGGAAACTCTTTCACCGAAGTTAAACACTCTTCTAATATCATTAATTCCTAAACCTTGCGGTGTAGAATTAATATTTTGTGAATATATGTTGTCCGCCATAATAATCTCCTAATTATTAAAAGATGTTACGCTTATTCCAGTCGGAAAGCATAGCATCCATCATTTTGTCTTCTACGTTTTTACTTGGCGACTGTACACTCGACCCTGGCTGTACCCCTATCGGTTTTGGGATTGAGAGTTTCTGTTGTCTTTGTTGCATTAGCTGTTGTTTTTGTTGAGCTTCTTGACTGACTTGTTCAGTTTGTTGTGGAGCATTCCCCATGTTCAATTGATACAATCTCACTAAATTATCCAAAGATAATGATTCAGGTGAACTCATTTGTCTTACAAAATCTTCAGACTGCTGAGGACTAAAATTATACTTAGACTGCAACTCTCTAAGAGTATCTTGATGTTGCTGTCTAGCTAATTGTTCCTGTTGAGCTTTAGAAATTTGTTCTTCTCTAAGTTCATCTTTTTTCAAAACATAATCACTCATAGCTTCCAGATAATTTTCTTTATCTGCTAAATACTTAGCAGAATCACTATCTGGGTCTGCAAGGGCCTCAGAATAATCATACCCACTTGGCTTCACTGGCTTTACAGGTTTAACTAATTTAGGTTCATTAGTCTCCTTAGAAGTTTGCACAGATTTTTTAAGTTCTTCCATTTCTGCTCTAAGAGTTTCTACTTCAGCTGCTCGTTTATCTGCTTGTGATTGCCAATATTGAAATTGGGTATTATCTTCTTTTGCTTCAACATTATCAAAAGTACTTGCAGGTTCACTTTCTATTACAGGTTCTGAATCCTCAAGAATTACCTCATCAGTGTTAGCTTCTACACTAAATGGGTCTTGTCCTTTTGGATTGAACACTTGTGCAAAAATGTCTGCTTGAATATCACTTGACTCTACAGTCTGGTCTTGTGAGTTCTCTTGTAATGTATTGCTATCCATATTTTCCATTTTTTTCTCCTACGTTAACTCTCTTCTTCTTCAAATAAGTTTTCTGGTCCTTCTATTTGATTGGAAGAGTTCATCAACTGTTTTTGTTGGTCTCCGAGTCTAGCTTGGAATAAACTAGACGCCATATCAGCTCTATTAGACACCTTATCTAATTTAGAACTAAACTTTTCTACTTCGAGTCGTTTCTTAGCATGAACTTCTTCACGTTGTGCTGTTTGTAAGTCACCACGAACTCGTTTTAATTCTTCTTGCATTGCTTGCATTTGCTGCATCATCTGCTGCATTTGTCCACTTCTTGCCATAACACCATCCACATCTACTAATTCTGATTTCTTCAATACTTCTGTTTGGTCTATTAATCCCATTTGATACATTTGCATGTAAGTATTTAATAATGCCATTCTATTGGTAGGTAATGTAGAACCAGATACTACTTGTATATCATACTTTCCTACTCCAATATCGTGATATTTAACTACATCACCATTTTCCATTTCTTTATAAAAATTAAATCTTTGTTCTTTTTCTTCTCCATTAGGTTGTACGAGACGAATTACTTTTTCTTCAGTATAAAGTTGTTGAATTAATCCAATAGAAACTAAAGCAAGTTGATTTAACATATCTTCAATATCATCTCTACGTGACTTAATACGTCTTTGTCCAAATTCATCTACTACAATTGTACCACGATAAGTTGAAGGAGCACCTTTTCCTCCACCTTGCATTAATTCATAAATACCAAAACCATACTCTAAGTCAGCTTTTGCATCTTCTTCATTTTTATAAAGTTCATTTGGCAATGGAACAGGACCAGCAACTATTGGTGCACCTAACTCTGCATCAAACTCAATAACACTTGTTCCTGCTCTACCCCATTCTTCTTCTACTTGTCTTTTATCTACTGAACCCCTAGGAATCAATAGCTTTACATTAGTAGAAGTACTAGCATGAGCAATAATCAATGAACGTATTTTATTAATGTATTCTTGTAATGGTCTATAAATACGTACATCTGATTCTGGAAATGGTGTACGTAAATGTACATTCATAATTGGTACAATAGGATAATCTTCAATTGGTAGTAAACGTTCATACAATAATGAATCTCCTACACTAACTACCATTTTAATTCTTGGTACTTGAACTTCATTACAAACTAATTTATTTAATGTTTCTAATTTTTCTGGACTTATAGGTATTAAAACAATAGTACTTCCAGGTATAGAGTTTGGTCCTTCTTCTCCAGGAACTCTAATTGGTTCTTGAGGAACTGGCTGACCATTTTGGTCTAATTGTAATGGTGGTAATTCAAAATGGAACATTGTTCCTTCTTCTTCTATAGTTTGCATCAGTTCTCTAACTGACTCTTCGTCCCACACAATACTATCTTCACCAGTTACCTTTTGAACCCTTACATATACTTGAGACATATAGTCTTCGTATTCTTCTTGATTGAATAAAAATTCTCTTTCACTAAATGGTTCATAAACATTGTACAGTGAATGAAGCTCTCTAGTATAACGTTCTAAGTATCTTCTTACAGTATGTGCTCTATCTTCCACATCACCAGGAAATACTTGGTCTACAGTTTTAGCTAGATTTGTAATTGGATAATCATCAGAAGCTTCAGGTTCTTCTGCAGAATTTTTAATAATATCTGAAAACTCAGGATATATTTGTTCTGCTGCTTCATCTGTAATATATTGAGCATAAATTATATGAGCTGCATCTCTTAAAAATCTATCTTTAGAGTTAGGGTCAACATATAAATCTAATGGATTAATACATTTTAATTTAACTTCCCCTTTACCCATGTCAGCATCAGGGTCTTGATATACCATCATTGCACCCATACCACCAACATAGTAATCGTCAATAGCTTGTTTTAGTTCAAGGTCTCCTTGAGATATTTGCCAAATATACTGAAATAAATCAGAAAATACTTTAGCAGTATCTCTATCTGAGTCTTCTCTACCTGTTGCTCTAAACTGAGGAGAGTTATATGTAAGTAAAGCTTTTGCAGTTTCTACGATAGGGTGGATACGATTAACAACAATGGGAGCTTGTCCACGAGCTTCTAAAATTTCTTGTTGTTCTTGAGTCCATTGTGCACCAGCTCTAAATTCAATTGCTTCTTGAAACTTTTGTGCCCATGGTTCTCTGGATGAATTATATTGAGTCCACATTTCACGAGTAAGTTGTACTTCTTCGTGAATTATTCTTTCTTCAATATTTCCTGTTTGATAGTCAAAAACTAATTTATTGTCTTTTTGACTTTGTGTTCTGCTTTTTGCTTTTCTTTTTTGTATATCCATGCTCAATCATTATGTAGTTTTTTGGTACCTTTATATTTTCTAAATTATCTATTTCGGCTAGAAAATCATCAAAAGACATATGATATTTTGCACTTATTTTTTCTTTATTCAAATCAACCCTTAATTTATATTTAAACCAGTATCTTTGTCAAGTATTATTTTATAATAATCTCCAATCAACACGTTTTTTAAAGAAATTATATTTTTCTTGCTGTTCTGTACTATGTTCTTCATGACTAGGTTTATATGCATTTTTATTAGCATAAAAAAATCCATCTAACAAGTCATCATGTTTTCCTCTAGGGTATAACAGCAATTCATCTTCAAATGCTTGCATACTTTTTTTCATAAATACTTTTTTATTTGCAAACAATGGTTGTAGACTTTCTAATCTAAATGATTTAGCTGTTCTTGGATTTTCTTTTATTTCTAGTCCAGGAATGAACATTCCTAACTTTTCTGCTTGTTCTTTAATATATTGACGCAACATTTCCTGATAGCCGACAGATTCGATTCTAGTTTTCTGACTATTATATGTTTCGAAATTCCTAATGATGGAATCAGCCAAATCCATAGGAGTAGCACGCTTCCTAAAATAAGGAAGGACAAAGCGATTATTATCGCTATCCACTGCAATGTTAAATATGACACTATAGTCTGCTCCTTTCTTCGTACTAGATGCAGGGTCGACACCAGTAAATATATTTACAGGTCTCCTCTCGTTTACCTCCTCACCATTAAGGTTCGTCAGAACGAGAGTTGACAACCCTGCTTGGTTTGATTCTACATACCCTTCGTAGTACTGAAAATCTTCTGGTCTAAATAAATTATCTTCATCACCTACAATTTGACACAAGTATTCTCTATAAAATACTGATAATCTATTAATAGACTCTAATTCTTCTTTTTTCTGTTGTAGTTTTTCTATAGGCCATACTTCTTTCCATAAAGGTATTTCTTTTTCCATATCAGGCCTAAACTCTAAATTCTTCCAACCTTGCATTCCTTTCAAGGTTTCTACTAGACAACGTTCGTGTTGTGGAGTACCAATAACAGCAATCTTCCCCTTAATAGGGTCTAACGATGGAACACCCGATTGTAACAACCAACGTAAGTTAAACTCCATAGCTTCTGCTGTTTTAGTATTGACTTCATCTTCAGGGTCATCTAGAATAAGTAATGTAGGACGTTGGTTTCCGTGTTTGATACCACGTATCTG